TTCATCAGATGACATAATTTACTTTATGGCGCAGATAAAAAGCAACTAAAGAGATTTTATTATTTCTGATAGTTCTTTAGCTCTGTTGGGAGTCTGTTTAGCCCACTTGGAAAGAAGCATCTCTGACGATGCTAATTCCCATTCTGCTTCTTCTAGGTACGCTATGGTTTTTTTAAATTTACAAAATCCTGCAAAGCCTAATTGGTATGCCATATTAAGCATAACATTTCTGACTTCTACAGGACTTGTGTGAAACCAATCAAATTTCTTTTCAAATCTTTCTTCTAATGCTTCTAATTTTTCAGTAAGGATCATCTCGCATACTTCTTCAGATAGATTTAAGTCTTTAATAGCAAAGCCTATACCTATCGTGTCAACCCCAGCCGTACATTTATATACAGTAGGCTTATATCCTTCGTGAATCTTTAATTGTTCTATTATATCTTTCATAATGTGATACTGCTCTGTCCAGTATTCGTATTTATTTTCCACTCTTTTTAGATTTTTTCTTTTTAGGTTTCGGCTTTGGCTTTGGCTTTGGCTCTACATAAATAGATAAATCTTTTTCACCCTTAATTCTTGTAAAGTTTTCTTTATAAATCTTTTCTTTTTCAGTAGAGTTAAACCAAGATTCTTTTCTGCTATGAACTTTCTTTTGTCTGTTTTTATACCATCTTAAATTTTCTTTCATATCTCCCCTTGTTTAAAAGGGGGCAGTTACCCACCCCCTTTAATATAATCAACAATAATAGATTACGATTTACTCGTAGTCCACCAATGCAATGATTCTTCTGTCGCCAGCATTGTCAGTATTTAGAGCAACACCACCATAAACGCCTTCAACAGTTACCAATGTAGATAGGTAAGCGTGTCTGTAAGAAGCAGTTATTTTAGCTTCTTTAGAGAAAGCATAGTATAACGCTGATTCGTGAATAGCATAACCATAAACGATATCATTGTCATCTGTTCCTGATGTTTCAAGGTCTGCAACTGCCTTAATGCCTTTAGTAGCATCAGCAGAAACATCTCCGCCATCGCCAGCCATATAAGGTGATTGAGCAACCCATACTGGCATACCAAGTATGTTTCCAGCATTACCAGTTGATTCAAAGCCAGAACCTAATGGTGAGCCAGCAGTACCTTTAACAAAGTCAGCAAGAGCTGCTAGACTAGCATACATTGCAGGAGAAAGAACCAGGCTCCAACCTTCTGTTGAACCTGTTTCGCCTAGAATGATAGACATTAAAGATGATATGTTGCTAGCACTTAATGCCGAGCCTGTTGTTTGAACGTGAATTGATGTATCCGCATCTGCCCCAACAGCACCAGTTCCACTTGCTAGAATACCTTGAAGATTATTAGCAACTAAATAGTGCATATAATTATCAAAACCTCTTGCAGAAGCGTAACCTAATTGTTTAGCGTATATGCCTAACAAGTCATAGTTTGCTTGAACATTAACAATGTCTGGAACGTAAACTGAAGCTACATTATATTCAGACACAGTTAATTGCGTTTCTTGAGATGTCATTGATCCACCACTTGTAACATCAGCAGCTATTTCTGAACCTTGCGTAAAAGCAGACAATTCAGGAACACCAATGTGTGGCAAATGAATAACATCACCGTGATTAGCTACTGCTGGAGATAAGTCTGTACCAACATTTTTCATCATTATTTTTTGCTGAAAAACGTCAAGTATAGCTTGTCCCCATACTTCAGGTATAAACTGATCAGCAACATTTGGAGTTACTGCACCAGTACCACCTGAATGAACATTTACATCTAATGGATCGGTAAATGCCATTTGTTTTCTATAACTATCATCAAGATAGCTTGTGTAATTTAACATTATTTTCTCCTAAAGAGTTGTGTGCAAATTAGCTTTTTTGATTAGAGATAACATTTTTATGCCACTCTCTTCTTTCTGCTTCAGTCATATCGGAAAAAGGTTTTGTCGTAACGACATTTTTAGTTCTCCCAACCATTTCTGGAGCATTGGCTTTTGCACCGTTAATTTTATTAGTAACAAATTCTAGAGTATCTAAAGGTAAATTTACCAAAGACTCTCTATCTTCTTCAGGATGCTTTTCTAATAAAGAAGCACGTTTTGTTTCTTCGTATTTAGTCCATTTTTCCGCAACAGATGATAAAGATTCATTTTCAGAAGACACCTTTTCGTAAAGGCTTTTAAAATCTTCTTTTTCTTTCAGCTTTGTTTCTTCTGCTTTTGCCAAGGTTTTTTCCATTTTCGCTATACGAGCTTCTGCATCCTGCGCCCTTGTTCTATACTTTTTGCTTTCTGCTATTAATGCACCTACATCAGGCGAGGTTGTTGGTGTTTCTTGTGTAGGTTGCTCACTTACTGTTTCGCTTGCTACTGCTTTTGTTTCTTCGGACATACTGCCCTCCTATATATTGTGTTTTTAAAAATAAAAATACTATATCTTGTATTTATCTTACGCCATAAGTTATATTATGTCAGTTGTCAATTACAACAATTAATGAAAAATAATTTAAAAGAAGAGCTGGATTTTAAGAAGTCTTGGTTTGACTATATGGGGTACACGCCTCACAAAGGTCAGGAAAAATTGCATTATCCAACTAAAGATACGGCTCGGTTTTTCGTTATGGTATGTGGCAGAAGATTTGGTAAGACAACTTGTTCTGCTATGGAGGCTACGTTTGTTGCCTCGCAACCGAATAAAAGAATTTGGTGCGTAGGGCTATCTTACGACAAAGCAGACTTAATGTTCCGAGAAATTTGGAAAAAGATGGTGGTTGGACATTCCAACGATATTATAAGAGCTTCTGAAAAAGAAAGATACATTAAGTTTAAATGGGGAACAGTTGTTGAGGGAAAATCAGCAGACAACCCTGATTCATTAGTAGGGGAAGGTTTAGATCTGCTTATTATTGATGAGGCTGCTAAAGTAAAGAGAAAGATATGGGATATGTATTTATCTCCTACTTTATCAGATAGAAAGGGTAAAGCAATATTTATTTCTACCCCTGAAGGCTTTAATTGGCTTTACGATATGTATTTGCTTGGACAGAGAGATGAATTATGGGAATCTCACCAAGCACCTTCTTGGGATAATCAGTTTGCTTTCCCAGAAGGACAAGAAGACTCCTTTATTGTTGAGCGTAAGAGAAATATGTCAAAAGAATCTTATGACCAAGAATATGGAGCAAAATTTACAACATTTGCTGGTCAGGTTTACCCATTTGACCGCAATTTAGATGTAGGCTATTTTCCATACAACCCAAACTATCCTACTTTTTGTAGTATTGACTTTGGATACAGGATGCCAGCAGTAGCGTGGTTTCAAACACAAATGATTAATGGGGAATGGCACATAAATATAATAGATGAAATTATACACGAGAAAAATATTAAAACAGATGAGCTTGTTAACAGGATTAAATCAAAGCCATATTATGTTAGGGCTTACTACGGTGATCCTGCTGGAAAACAGGCTCAAGGACAATCGGGTATGGGGGATATTGAGATATTTAGACAAAACGGTATAATAATACAAACCATAAGAGATAAAGTTTCAAGAAATATATCCTCTGGAATTAGCCACGTTAGAGGTTTTATAGAAAATGCTATGGGCAAGCGTTATTTGCACGTTCATAAAGAATGTCAAGGCATAGCAGAAGATTTAGAGAATTATCGTTATCCAGAACACAAAGAAGGTTATGATTTAAAGCCAGACCCTGTAAAAGATGGTTTCCACGACCACGGATGCGATATGGTAAGATATTTTTTTATAAACAGATTTCCAATTAAACAACAACAACTTATAGTGAGGAAGAGATGACAGTAGAGCAAATAATACAAGAATCAGTAAAAGAATTTAAGCAACAGCAAGCAAGGGCAAGGCGTAACCACATAAGAAAGCTTATAGATTATTATTGTGGCTCAAATACGTCTAATTACATATCGCAATACTTTGATGCAGATGCATTTAGGGAAGTTCCTTGCTATGAAGCTAACTTTACAAAGCGTTTTATTAACAAAATGAGCCGAATATACACAGTAGGCGCTAATAGGAACGTAGGAAATGCTTATAGTAATTTAACCGTAATGAAAGACTCTAGGATGAAGCACGTAGAAAGAATGACACGTTTAATTGGAAGCGTTGCTACACAGGTTGTTTTTATAGATGGAGATATGCCTCACTTTGATTATAGACCTGTTTACTACTTTGATGTTCATCTTGGCAGCAATCCTTTTAAGCCTGAAGCTATTACTTACCCTATCCTTATGAACTCTGACGATGTTTCTTATGCAGATAAGTTAAAATATGCTTATTGGGATAAAGGTATTTATGCTTTGTATGATGAAGACGGCAATATACTAGAAGAATATGAACACGGTTATGGAGTTCTTCCGTTTGTATTTACGCACAGAGAGAATCAATTAGATTCTTTCTTTGTAGATGGCGCAGATGACATTGTTTCTTGCAATGAACACGTCAATATAACGATGACTGAACTTCAATTAGGGTTAAGATTTCAGATGTTTGGTCAGCCTTACGTAACGGGACTGCAAGCCGACAAAAGACTAGAAAGAGCAGGGTCAGATACAATACTTGACTTACCTGAAGGTTCTGTATTTGATATAGTGGCTCCTGAAGCTGATTTACAGTCAGTAATAGAAACTGTTAAGTTTCAGGTTGATTTAGTTGCTCAAAATAACCATTTATATGTTCAATTTGCTCAAGATGGTGGTGAAGTTCCAAGTGGAATAGCGTTAAAGATTAAAGACTTGGAAAGATTTGAAGACTATCAAGATGATATTGAATTATGGAAGATGTATGAACACGAATTATACCACGTTGAGAAAGAAATTGCAGATTATAATGGCATAAGACTACCAGAAAGTCTTAAATTAGACTTTAATGAGCCTGAATATCCTAAAACAATGCAAGATCAAATTCTTTGGGACACTCATAGGCTTCAAAACAACTTAATAACGCAGGCTAAATTGATGGTTGAGTACAATGATGACCTTTCTTTAAAAGAAGCCGAAAAACAAATAGCCGACAATAAAAAAGTAAACGAGGTAGTTCAAGATGGCGAGTCTGTCTAGCACACATAAGCAATTATCAGCAGGACTAGGTTCTGTTTCAATAAAAACAAAAATAAGCATTTCTTTTGATGCCTATAAACTTATTAAATGGCTGGAGTCTGAAGATTTTGACAAAACTTACGTTGATGCGGTTCAAGCGCCTACAGTTAAATTCCTAAAAGGAATAATTCAAAGCGGGTTAGTCAAGACAGAGGATGGCAAAGGGCTTGCAGATGCTACGATTAAGGCAAGGAAAAGAAGAAAATCTCCCCCTTCAATAGGAGGTGATAGACCTCTTTACGATACTGGAAAGCTAGTTAATAGCATTAGGTTTGATAAAGATGACTTGACTATAAAAGCAGTAGATTATGCTTTAGGTCATATTGAAGGAACCCATCTTGATTGGAACAAAAAACCTGTCCCTGCAAGAGATTTTGTAGAGCAAATGCGCAAAAAAAGAGAATCAGCAGGATCTTTAGCCGATATGCACTCATCTAAAATAGCAACCAAAAAAATAATGTCTAAAATAAGACAAAAATTCAGCAGACGTTTAGCTAAATAATCAGGAGGATATATGGAATCATTTGAAAAGAAAATGTTATTAGAGCTATTAAAGACTATTAAAAAGTGCGATGATAGGTTAAAGACTCTTGAAGAAGTGCTTTATGTCGCTGATGATGAAATGGATGAGGTTGTAGCTCCTATAAGCAAAGAATTGTATGATGCAGTCAAAGAAGCGACTGGAACTGGTTTAGTCTTTATGGCTATTGCCTAAATCGTTAATTTGCTGCTGTAAAGCCTTTATAGCTAGTTTCATAGCATATATCTCTGCCATACACCAAACTATACCATCATCTCTATCTTTATTGGTCTTCTTTTTCTTTGATTTCATCCTCTCTCCTTATGATTTCATCTCTCCAAGTCTTTTTCTGTGCAGGTGTAGGTCTTCTAGCAGGTAATGGGTCAACACCCATCTTCTTTGCTCTTGAAAGCCACTCATTCCACTCTCTACGCTTCTTATTGTAGGCTTGTTTCTCTTTCTCGCTTTTTATTGCTT